CGCGCCGGAGACGCCGACGACTATGTCGCGCTCGCCGGTATAGGTAATCGCCGCAATTTCCTGATGTAAAGGCCCGCCGTGGCGATTACCTATACCGGCGAGCGCGACATAGTCGTCGGCGTCTCCGGCGCGTTCAACCTTGTCTTTACGAACGTCGTCCCATCGTCGGGCGATCTGCTGGTTCTGACCATAGGCACCGGCTCGGGCAGCGCGTTTACCCAGTCGTGGAGTGCGGTCACGGGCGCGGGCTGGACGCTCGCCGCCTCGTCCAACCCGGCGAACGAAAGCAAAGAAACTCACGCGGCGATCTTCTACAAAATCTCGGACGGCACAGAAACCGGGATCAACGTAGACATTGGGGCCAACAACCCGGTAGTCACCGCAACGCGGTGGGCAGGCAATGCGACGAGCGAAGTTCTCGACGCGGTCGGCTACGACAACAGCGAGGCCGACGCCCCGACAGGAGTTGACGCCTACTCAGGTGCGGCCTCCTCCACGGCAGATGGCGCGGCTATCGCGCTCGTGGTCTGGAAAGACCAACGCTTTGCGGAAGATGGGACGAACTCTGCCAGCAATTCGTTCACCATCATCCAAGACATCGACCCCGCCAATCACGGCGGAGCCACCAACAACGCCAACCCGGTCATCGCGTGGCTGGCCTACACCGGCAGCGCCTCGCGCAGCACCACGATCACGACGACGGATACGGGGGACGAGAACGCTGGGGTCATCGCGCTGTTAAGGCGGCAGGCGGCGGGGCGACGATCAGTGGTGCGCTCTCTGTCTCTCTCGCTGATGTCACCGTCTCCGCATCCGGCGCTCTGAGCATCGCCGGATCGGCCGGCAATACGCTGGCGGCTGTCGGACTCTCGGGTGCGGGTGCTGTTGCCATTGATGGCAGCGCCAGCAATGCGCTGGGTGCGGCGACACTGGCCGGATCGGGCGCTGTCGCCATCGCCGGCAGCGCCTCCAACACGCTGGGAGATTTCTCGCTGGCAAGCGCCGGAGCGGTGCCTGTTTCCTCCTCTGCGTCCAACACGCTGGGCGAGATAACCGGATCCTCGAGCGCCTCGCTGCCCGTTGCCGCGGCAGCCACCATCACGCTCGACGACGTCTTGGCCGCATCCACGGGTGCGCTCGCAATCGCCGCTGACGCCACCAACGCACTGGGCGACGTCCTTGTCTCCGGCTCGGGAGGCGCGCCTGCTATCGTCGGAGAGGCCTCCAACACGCTCGGCGACATAGCTGCCGCCGGCAGCGCCGCTCTGACAATCTCTGCGGCCGCTGCCAACACCTTGGGCGACGTCACGATGGCGAGCCTCGGCGGGGCGCCCTCCCTGGTAGCTGAGGCCTCCAACACGCTCGGCGCGATCACGGCGGCAGGCGCCGGCACCTTGCCCATCACTGCCGAGGCTGCCGCGTCCCTCGGCGCGGCGGCTATCACCGGCGCTGCTGCGCTGCCGATCCTCGCCGCCATGTCCACTGCGCTGGGAACTGTCTCTCTTGTCGGCGCCGGTGCGCTACCGATCGTCGGCGTAGCGGCCAACACGCTGGGGGTCTTCACGGTAGTTGGAGACGGAGCGCTGGGGTCCGTCCCCATTCAAGCCAGCTTGGCGCAGACCTTGGGAGCGATTACCGCGGCCGGAGACGGCGCGCTGGGGCCGCTACCGATCGGCGCGGACCTGGCCGTTGCGTTGGGCAGCGTTACCGCCGCAGGCGCGGCGCAGCTGACGATCGCCGCGGCGCTGGCCCAAGCGCTGGGCGCGGCCAGCGTGACAGCCACCGGGTCGGTGTCCTTGGTCGGCGTACTGAACGTCGCCCTGGGCAATGCCTCGGTCACGGCCGCGGGGGCCTTGCCGGTGACCGGGTCGGCGGCGATCGCGCTGGGCGCTTTGGCGCTGACCTCGAGCGCCGGCTTGAGGATTACGGGAACCTTGGCACAGGCCTTGGGAGAATTAGGGCTTGTATCTACGTCCACAGGCTATGACATTGTCATCAGGGCCATGCACGGCGTCCTGACGGCGTATCCGGCAGTAGCCGGCAGCGTCACAACGGCTGCCGCGATGGAGGCCTCCTTGGAGGCTCTCCCGGCCCTTGACGGTACTGTCACCATTCACTGAGGTAGGACCACGTGTCAGGAACGCCCATCAGCCTTTTCGTCGGCAACACGGCCATCCTCGAGATCAGCCTCGTGGACGTCCTGACGGATAGCGCCGTCAACGCGGCGACGGTTGCGGTGACCCTGACCGATATCTCTGGGGTCGAGCTTGCCGGGGACACCTGGCCGAAGACCCTCAGCTACGTGTCAGGATCCGAGGGAATCTACCGCGCGCTGCTGTCGAGCAACGTGGATATGGAAGAGGGCGCCAACTACCTCTACGTGGCGACAGCCAGTGCGGCAGGCATGGACTCGCGCTGGAGCGGGGACGTGAACGCTGTGCGACGGTCCTTCTGACCGTGCGCAAGTTCTGTCCCCGCTGCGAGCTGCCCAAGGTTGGCAGCTCCACGAGAGAGCTGATCGACTGGTTCACGCGAGTGGGCCGGCAAACCGCGCTGAAGGAAGTGCTGGAAACCTTGCGCAAGGACGGCGCCAGCGACGTGGTATTGGCGGCCGTCAGTCACGTAATTCGGGAAGAGGAGAGACGTCGTGGATGACATCGAGCTCAACGGACTGGAAGGCGGCAAGCGCAACGCCGCCAAGCACTGGAACGAGTATCGCCAGTGGAAAGCCGCGCTCAAGGATAACGACACCGTGCAGGACGGCTGGTCGCACGAATTCGTCGACCGCCACGTCCTGATGGCAAAGGTCGTCCCTTGGCTGGCCGGGCACGTGCTGTCCTACAGCATCGGACTGAACGTCCTGCTCACAGTGGCAGCGGCGTCTGGCTGGCTGCTGTGGTGGATGAGCTGATGAAAACAGCCCTCGGACTTGCCGGCATCCTCGCGATTGCGGCCATCACAGAGGCCGCCCCCGCGCGGCATGTCCGGGTGATCGACGGAGACACGGTGGAAGCCTCTGGACTTCAAGTCTGGCCCAGCGTGTCCATCGACAGCCACATCAGGCTGCACCGGGTAGACGCCCCCGAGATGTCAAAAGGATCTCCCTGCGAAGATGTCGCCGGGGCCGCGGCAAAGCGCCATCTTGAAAGCCTGCTGGCAGGGCAGACGGACGTAGAAGTCCAGCCTATAGTGGTGGACAACTTTGGGCGCGTGGTGGCCGAGGTAGTCGTCAACGGCGTCAACCTGAGTGACCGCATGGTAACGGACGGGCACGCAATTTTTTGGACTGGAAAACGAATCCCGTGGGCGTGCGTTGACGCGCCCTGAAATTTATCGGTTTGAGCGTACTTTAAGGGGACAACGCGCATGGCAATCAACACGGATTTCCAAGTCCAGAACGACAAGGACATTCGCTACATCGGCGCCGCGCACGGAGCCAGTGGCGCAGGCTACCACTCTGTGCTTGCGTTTCACCGCTGGCTGCAAGATTTGGCCGATGACGGCGGCGCGTCTGGCGATGATTTCATGGACATCACGCGGGACACCCCCTCGGACAAGTCCTTCGACACGATCATCAACCTGAGCAACGGTTACAACATCGACGACGCCGCCGCAGAACACCTTTTCGGCGGCTCGATCATCCAGTCTGGCGGCGACGTGATCTACGACGGCATCCAGATCGTTGCCCCTCCAGGCACCTTCACGGAAATCATCCAGAACGGCGCAATCATCGCCAACGACTTCTGGAACAGCCAGCCGTTCGGCGCAACGTACCTCGGCCTGAACTCTGACGCGGCGAACGGCGTCTCTCACCAGTTCATGCTCAAGGTGCGCACAGGCGGCGCCGACATTGACGGACGCCGCTTCGTCGCTATCACGCGAGAGTGGGGCCTGAACTACGGCGAGCGGAAAATCAACGGCACGGGCCGAGGCGTCAACGTCGTCGCACTCCCTGGCGGCGACACCGACCTGAACAACGCCACGGTCAGCGGCACGGTTGCCGGCTGGACGACCATCACGAACACCACCGCTGGCTACAACGGGATCGACGTCAATAACGACGGGACTGACGAGTACTATTACTCGGAGTGGAACAAGGCCACCTACTCGATCAACCAGTTCTACGAGCGGATGAAGTACCTGACCAGGCGCGGGTCAGCCGAGACGCTCTACGGGCTGAACGGCGGGCTGTTCCGCGGCATCACGCACGAGATAGACGTCGACACCCCCAGCGCCACCGACTTCAGCGCGGTGGAAGCGGTGAGCTGGTCTGGCGGCACGGGCCAGATGCTTGCCATCAACGACGTGAACGCGCCCACCAAGATGTGGATTCAGCTGCTCACGGGCGTGGCGCCGACCGACAACCAGGTCATCACCGGCGGCACGTCGGGGGCGACATGCCAAGTCAACACCACGGTAGTCGAGCGCGCCGTTTCCGCTCCGTTCTGCGGCGTGTCGACCGGCGCGTCGCTTATCGGGGCGTTTGGGTTTGGCGTCGAAGCCTTGGACCTGCTCTCCACTGACAAGGTGTTCGACCTCACCAACACGCTGCGCCAGGCCCCGAACTACGTGACGTTCACCGTGGGCGGTATCGTCAGCGGAGAGGACTACGTGCTGGTCGGCCCTGCAGACGGCGGCGTGCTGGATCTCAACCAGTTCACCCTGAACGGCGCGTTGAGCGGCGCGGCAGTGACGAGCGTGGTGGTGAACGAGGCTATCCCAGTCGACACTCCTGCCACTGGAACGATTCGCATCCTGCGAGCCAATGGGGCGTACACGCGCCACCCGTACAGTGCCTACAACAGCGGCACCAAGACCTTCACGATCACCTCGCACGACTTCAGCAGCAACGGCGCAGCGAATGCGGCCAACTGCTTCGTGAGCTACATCGACAAGCTCGCGGCATCGACGAGCGAGTCGTTCACGGCGGTTTACGCCGGCAGTGACCGTAGCCTGTTCGTGCGAGTGCGCGACGGCGGGGCGTCTCCGATCAAGACCTTCGAGTCGACGGGTACGCTCGGCTCTGCAGGCGGCTCGGCGACGGCAGTCAGGACGAGCGATGCCTGAGACACGAAGGATGAAACGAGGCGCTGTGCGCGCCGCCTACAACAGCGCGTCCGTCTATGCGCGCAGTACCACTATGAAAGGAGCTTGAGACATGGCCCAAACTTACACCGCCGGCTTTCTCGCCGTCGCCTTCGGCAACAACAAGTCGATGGCTGCGATCCTCAACGGCGCCGGCTCTGGCCGAATCGTCAGGATCAAGCGCATCTGGATCCTGAACAACCAGACGACCGGCGTAACAGGTGTTCTTACGACGTTTGCGTTGAAGCGCTCCAGCGCGCAATCAGCAGGCACCTCGGTGACTCCGACCAAGCACGACACGGCCAGCGAGGCGCTTCCAGGCACTGTACTGGTGGCGACGGGCGCTACGGTGACGCAGACTGCCGACGTGGCGATGCGCCAGTGGGTGTGGTCTAACGACGAGCCGGCTGCGGGTACGGGAACGTCCGATGAGCTGGAATGCCTCGTGCCGTTGAACTGCGTATGGGATAGTGCCACGGGCGACGCCGATCTTGAACCCATTGTCTTGCGCGAAGGCCAAGGCATTGACGTGCGGCACACCGGTACTAGCGTTGTCGGTGTCTGCGACATCTTTGTTGAGTTCACGCTGGCCGCCACCTGATGGCTCGATACCAGTACCGCATCGCGGGCCAGCTACGTTGGCAGTCGTCCAGCGGTAACGCGATCGTCGCCATCATGAACCCGAACGGAAGCGGGCGTAAGCTTACGCTTCGCGGATTCGAGATCACCCCGTTGGCCGCTGGGGCTGCAGCGGGCGTTACGTGGGCCAACACGCTGGTCCCCGGGCGTTTGCGGCTAGGGCGCGGAACAGTGTCTGGTGGCGATCTTGTTACGATGGTTGCACTGGACCAAGACGCCAGCGCGTGGCCAGCCACGGTGCGCGTTGTCACGAAGGGCGCGGTGACTTCGCCAGAAGTGCCGGTTCGCAGTATTGCGACCACTCTTGGGCTGCTTTCCTCATCGACCACGTTCCCTATGATGGCCAGGCAGAAGACGACGCCTGGCTTGCTCGGAAGCTTCTTTCGCAAGCAAAAAGATTCAGAGGTTGAGGGGCTGGTAGTTCGCGCCGGGGAAAGCATTGCCTTATATCCCGGCGCAGACCCTGAGTTCCGTCGCACAACGCCGATCAAGGTGAGTGCCACGCTCGTGCGAGTCGGATCGCCAAACCGCACTTACCACGTCGAATACGTCACGTTTCAGCACGCCAATCTCGGAGCGGTCTTCGGCGTCGAGAACCAGAGCGGAAGCGGAGAAACAGTCATCCTGCGTGACATTGGCGTGGCTGAACTCGGCGACACCAGCACGCCGTATTTCCAGCTTGTTCCGGTCGGAGCGGTTGTCGAAGAGCAGTCCACTGTGACGGTCACGCCGCTGAAAATGGACTCTAATTTTCCTGATCCAAGCGCGTGGATGAAGGTCTACGCCGACGCGGCTATTCTTCCTTTTGGAGTTCCTGAAAACGCATTGGCTGATTCATCGACAGGAAGCCCCAAAGGGTTCAACTACCTCAAGACGAAGGATTTCCTTGGGCCGGTATACCGGGCGTACTTTCCTGAAATCACGTTTGGAGGGACCGTATTTCCAGAAGCGCTGTCCGTAGCGGCACACAAGCTGCACGACCCGTTCGTGCGCAAGGCCGGCATTACGGTACGCCCCGGTGAAGGGATAGCGCTGGTGTCAGCGGCGGAAACTGCTACAGCGGCTGCCCCGGTAGGTCTTTCCGGCTGGGCTCCGTTTGACTTCGGCGTGACAATAGATATAGAGCCAGAGTCGACTCCGGTGATAGGCGTTTCAGGAATGGTGGAAGGGTCTCGTTGGCGCGTAGAGCGCGTGTCTGACAGTTCTCTTGTAGCCACAGGGGTCGCAGATGTTACCGGAGCCACCTCTTTTGACTATACGGCAGAGGACACTCCTCTATCCCTGAAATTGAAAGTACGTAAGGCAACTAGCGCACCGTTTTACAAGCCAGTAGAGCTGACTTTTACGTTGACCTCCGCTGGCATCTCGGTCCCTGTATCGCAAGTGTCGGACGCGTAGCATGGCGATCTCTATTAACTGGTCAACAAAGATCATCACGGTCCCTCAGGCTGATCTGACGGCCATGGGAGGCGGCGTTTATCAGCTGGACGTCGATGCCTTTCGCCTCGCGTTGAAGAACATCGAAGACTCGGAAGAAGGTTCAGTTTTTCCAGACACGCACCGCCACAGCACGCAGGTGACGCTATCCGGGGTGACTTACGCGCGCACCTTCGAAGTCATCAACGGCTACACCGTGACGTTCCAGGATACCGGCACGCCCTACACGGTGCTATGCGTCGGGGCAAACCACAACCTGGCCGACGTGAAGAACGTGAACCAGGTGAGCCTGATCATCGGCAACGCCGCAGGTCTGATCTCGGTGACGTCAGGGTCAGGCCTCAGCGTCGAGCAGACCCAGCAGCTGCTTGACCTGCACCGCGCGCACTTCAATAAGCGAGACGTCGCTGCCAACGTCATCAGGGTCTACGCCGATGACGGCGTCACGGTGCTGTACGAGTTCGACACCGACGCGGAATTCACTCACGTGACGCCAGTGCCATGATCAACACCTTCGGGCTAGGGAGCGCCGGCACGGGAGGAAATGTCATCCTGGTCGGAGAGGCTGAATCTAACATCGAGCAGGTGTTTCTCTCCTCTGACATCGGCGGAACGCTGACTTCTGAGGTCACGAATATCTCGGTGCTTGGCACGCAGGTAAGCCCGCTTCAGTCCGACACGCTGACAGCTTTTGATCTTTCTTCGGAGATTTGAGATGACCAACATTGTGGTATCAGGAGACGACATCTCCATTTTGCAAACGCTGAAACGCGCCGGCGTGGCGGTAAACATATCGACTGCAACGAAAGTCGAAAGTCGCCTCTATTCTGCCAACTCTACGGACTTCATGACGCCAGTCACGGAGCAGGTAAATACCGGCAACGCGAGTTGGAGCACGGGGGTCGTCGAACACCTGTTCCCGTCCAGCGCGACAGAAGCCTCGCGTTACGAGGGTCAGCTGATTCTCGAGACGCAGGTCACCATGGGCGGCAAGAAAACAACGTGGCGGTCCACCGACCTGTCCATGGTCAGAGGGCTGATCCCCTGAACGCGCCACTTCACCGAGACTTTCGAGCGTACATAGACCGCGTCCGCTCGCAGGCGACCAACACGTTCGACCTCGGGCAGATCGCGAAGTGGATAGAGCGCAACACGACGGACCCGCTGGACCCCGCGCGCCTGTGGTCGTTCAAGGATCACGAATACCAGGTCGAGATCATCTCCGACATGTCGGACGAAGTGGTGGTGCGCAAATGCTCGCAGGTCGGCGCCTCCGAGATGTGGGTCCGTCTGGTGCTGGGCATCATGGCGCTGTCCAAGCGCATCACGATCATCTACGTGCTGCCGACCAAGGGGTTCGCCAGTAAGTTCTCCAAGGGCCGCATCGACCCTGTCGTAGCGGAAAGCCAGACGCTGTCGTCCATGCTGAACCCTGACGTCGACAGCTCCGAGCTGAAGCAGTTCGGTCGCAGCTTCCTGTACATCGCCGGCTCCTACGGGCAGAACGCGGCGATCTCGGTGCCGGCTCAAGGCCTGTTCCAGGACGAGGTGGATTTCTGCGACCAGACGACGCTCACGACGTTCAACTCTCGCCTCGGCCACTCCAAGCCCGGCGAATACTACAAACGCTCGTTCTCCACGCCGACCGTGGACAAGTTCGGCATCGACAAGATGTTCGACGAATCCTCGCAGGCGCATTACCTTGTGCGCCACGATGCGTGCGGCGAGTGGGTGGCCCTCAACCTGCTGAGCGACGTGGAGATCCCCGGCTTCAACGGCAATCTCACGCTGTTCGAGAAGGACGATCTGCATGCGCCCGGCGTGCAGGTGACGCAGGCCTTTGTGCGCTGCTCGAGCTGCAAGGCGCCGATCAGCCACGAGAACCTGTGCAACCCGTCCAAACGTCAGTGGGTGCACAAGCACCCGAGTCGAACCGTCCGCGGCTACCAGATCCTGCCCACCGACGTGCCGGTCGTGAACCCGATCGCGCGCACGATCCAGACGATCACGGACTACGAGCGCAAGAAGGACTGGGTCAACTTCAAGCTCGGCTACCCCTACTCGGATTCCGAGACCTCGTTCCTGGCCGACATGATCGACCGCTACGCGGTGCACCATTCCCTGCCGCGCCCGGGCGATGACGACAAGGACATGCGTCTCGCCACGCGCACGAGCTTCGGGCTCGACGTGGGCAAGATCAGCTGGTTCACGGTGATGGCGCCGGTGAACGGAGAAGCGCGCGTCATCTACGCCGAGCGGATCCGCCAGGACGGCGCCAACTACCTCGGCGAGCGGGTGCTGCACCTGATCAAGGTGTTCGGCTGCGTGAAAGGCGTGGTGGATGCCGGGCCTGACATCTCGGTCTCGAAGTTCCTTGTGGCCAACCGCCCCTTGGGACACGTCTGGGCCTGTTACTACGTCAGGCAGCAGAAGGCGACCTTGGAGAACTTCAACTTCAAGGAAGAGGAAGGGATCCTCAACGCCTCGCGCACCGGCACGCTGGACAGCCTTGCCAAGCGCATCAACTCGGGAAAGACCGCCCTATGCAAAGGCCCTGAGCTGCACCTGATCAAGGAGCACCTCGGCAACCTGAAGCGGGTCGACAACCGCAACGACCAAGGCGAGCTGATCTCCACATGGGTGGTGACCGGTGACGACCACTTCGGGCACTCGCTGAATTACTGCCAGATCGCCTTCGACATGATGGTGGGCGGGCTGGGAGATACGCATGTCGTGGCCAGCGTTCCGATGATGGGAAAGGTGGCTCTCTCCACAGAATCCGCAGATAAAATGGAAGAATTTGACCCCCTGCGTCTCAAACTAGACGCCAGGTTTCGACCCTAGTAGCGACGATAGGAAATTGCGACTATGATCTATGCTTGCAAACATCCCCACTGGCAGCAGGGCCGATAAGTGGCAGAACCCAACCAGAAGGTCATCCTGCCGACACGCCTCGTTAACAAGGCGCAGTCGAGGACGCCTGCGTCCTCGCAAGCCAGCGGAGACATCATCCCGCGCGACAATACGCGGGCGGCAAACAAGTCCATTCTGTCGATCCGGTCGCAGAACAATGACGTCGCCTCGGTACGCGCCCTTGACCTGCTCAACGGCACCGTCTCGGCCAGCATTTTCTCGTTCGTCGAGATTGCCAACTCCGGCTACAACGTCTCGGCCTACGACACGGCCAGCCACCAGTTCAGCGAGCCTGGCACCATGATGGCCCGCTCCGTGCTGGCCGGGCTGGACACCCTATACGACTACTCGAAGGGCTACGCCGACAAGCGCAGCCTGGCCTCCACGATCGAGACCGCCCTGCTCGAGGTGATCCAGACCGGCGCGTTTGCCGGTGAGCTGGTGCTGGACAAGTTCCGCATGCCGGAGCGGATCAACGTCGTGCCCTACGAGACGCTGGAATGGATCTCGCGCGGGGACGGCACGAAGTACCCGCAGCAGCTGTCGGACGTCGGCGATCCGATAAAGCTGGACATCCCGAATTTCTTCGTCTCCGAGATGCACAAGCAGGCCTCCAAGGCCTATGCGACGACCATGCTTTCGGCAGCCCTGAACAGCAGCTACCACTTCGACGAGTTCCTCGAAGACATGCGGCGCGCGGTGCGGCGCCAAGGCCACTCTCGCCTGACCGTCGCCATCAATGCCGAGCAGGTGGCTGCCTCTGCCCCCGAGGAGGCCAAGGCCGATCCGCAGAAGCTCCAAGCCTACATGGACGCGGTGCAGACGCAGGTGACGGATGCGCTGAAAGCGCTGAACCCGGAAGATGCCTTGGTGCACTACGATTCCGCTGAGGTGTCCTTGCTCAAGGCCGAAGGCGAGAAGGCCGACTACGTGCCGCTGCTCAACGCCGTGAGCGGCCAGCTCGCCACCGCGCTGAAGACCTCGCCCTCCATCCTCGGCCTGCGCCTGTCGGGCTCGCAGTCCCTGTCGAACACCGAGTCGCTCGTGTTTCTCAAGGTGGCTCGCGGCATCCAGCGCCCGGTCGAAGAGGTGATGTCGCGCATCCTGACGCTCGCCGTGCGTATGTACGGCGTTGACACCTACGTGCGCTTCGCATTCTCCCCGATCAACCTGCGACCTGAGGACGAGCTGGAAGCCTTCAAGACGATGCACCAGGCCCGCATCTTGGAGCAGCTCTCGGAAGGATTCCTCACCGACGAGGAAGCCGCGCAGGCGCTGGGCACCGGCCCGCGCGCGCCGGGCGCCCCACCCTTGAGCGGCACCGGGTTCATGCGCGGCAATTCTGGGATTGACGCGACCAAGGCATCTCCGAATAGTGACCCTCAGGGGCGCGCCCTTCAATCAGGAAGCCCGCAAAAAGCGGGAGGTAAGAGCCAATGAAGTGGGATCTGGGAGAAAACGTCTGGCTGGGCGACGAGAACGGCATCGTGACGTGGATGCGCACCGAGGCGCGGATCCAGTCCATGTCCGTGTCGGATCTGCACGCGCTGACGCAGCAGCATGTCCTTGCCGAGGACGATGACCGCGAGTTCGGCGACAGCCACTACATGGTGTCGCGCGCCGACAACCTTGCGCTGATCAATATCAGCGGCCAACTGGTGACGCGCTACAGCGAGTACAACCGCTACATGGGCCGCGTCTCCTATGACGAGATCCGCAGCGCCGTGTTCGCCGCGATGGAAACGCCCGGGATAGACGGCATTGTCCTGAACATGGACACCCCCGGAGGCCAAGCCTCTGGCATCAGCGACGTGTCTGACTTCCTGAAACAGGTCGACGCCAAGGCCAAACCGGTGTTCGTCTACACCGGCACGAGCATGGCCTCCGGCGGCTACTGGCTCGGCTCGGTGGGCCGGGAGATTTTTGCCTCGAAGCTTGCCACCGTCGGCTCCATCGGAGTCATCACGGTGCACGCGAGCTACGAGAAGATGCTGAAGCAGGACGGCATCGAAGTAACAGTATTGCGGGCTGGCGAGTTCAAGGCACTCGGCAGCCCCTACGAGAAGCTCGACGAGAAGGCCAGGGCTCAGATCGAGTCTCAGATGAACGCGATCTACGACGTGTTCCTCGAGACCGTTGCTGAGAACCGTGGCACGTCCGTCAGCGCTTTGAAGGCCACCGCTGCGGAGGGACGCGTCTTTGTCGGCGCTGAAGCCGTGACGGTTGGGCTGGTGGATTCCGTAGCCAGCTTCGATGCGGCCATGTCGGTCATTTCGAAGAAGGTCAGGGCGTCCAGCAGCCGCAGCTTGAACCCCTCACACAGCACGCACATAGGTGACATCCCCATGGCAAAAAAGAGAGTCTTGACCGAAGCGGCTACCGCCGCGATCGCGTCGGGCGCTCCCGAAGCCGAAGTCGTTAATCAGCCCGGCATGACCGTGGAAGTTGACGACGACGGACAGGGCGCTCCTGCCGAGGCCGCCGCGGCAGCTTCCACTGAAACCCCGCCAGCTCCCGAAGCGGCCGCAGCACCGGTAGCTCCTGCTGCCGTGGCCGATGCCGGTGTGAGCGTGGCAATGCTCGACAACCTGCTGGGCAAGGTCTCTGACCTGACCGTGCAGTTGGCGAACACGAAAGCAAGCCTTGAGCAGGCCGAGCGGGCGCGCGATGCCCACGCGGCTACGGAAGGCGCGCTGGTGAAGATCGCTATCCAAGCGATCAATCGCATGCAGGTAGGCCTCGGCGGTGTTCCGATGAACATCGAAAGCGCTGACGTCGGCACCGTGCTGGCTCAGTACACCCGCACCTACTCGCTGTTCAACCAGCGCTATCCGGTCGGCGCCACGGCGAAGGTTCCTCAGAACGAGGACTTCGACACCGCCGCCGCATCCGCACAGAACGACACGCTCCTGGCGGCGCAGCAGCGCCTGACTGGCGCGCGTCCTCAAAACAACGGCTAACGGAGAAAGCATCCAATGAGCACTTTTCGGTTCAACGCAAAAGTCCAAGACCCGTTCTCGGACATCACGGACGCAGCTCTCGGCACTAGCGGGCAGGGCTGGGGCAACGAGGAAGTTGGCAAAGCTGTCAAGATGAGCTCGGCCAACAACTACATCCTGTGCACCAACGGCGACGAGATCGAAGGTTTCGTCGTGTCGATGGAGCCGGTCACGGTCAATGGCGGCGTGAGCTTCGGCTCGGTGCAGCGCAATGGCCGCATGCTGGCCAAGCTGGCGTCCGGTGTCACCGGCGCAGCAGTTGGCAACTTCGTGGTAGCGGCAGCACAGGAAGCCGTCGGCACGCAAGTCAACAGCAACTTGGCTCTGGTGAAGCCCGGCACGGCTGCTTCGCAGCTCGGCTCCGGCGCCTACACCTACACGGTGCGCACCCCCAACTCGTTCATGTGGCGGATCATTCGCCTGCTCACCGACGGTGAAGCGGGATCGACTGTCCTCCTCGAGCGCGTCTGATAACCCTGCGGAAAAAGGAACACAGCAATGAGCGATCTGCAAACCCGATACAAACTGCGGGACCGCGCAGGGAAGCTGGCCGACGTCGAGTTCAACGCCAAGGAATACCTTGTCGCGAGCGAGCGCGGTCTTACCCTGTCGCAGTACCTTACCCAAGAACACGGCGACAAGACCGACGAAGTCAAGTACGGCTCCGTCATCGGCCAGTTCATGGCCTCGGCTGGCATGTTTCTCGGCGAAGATACCCTCACGGGTCTGAAGCCGCCGACCATGAAGGCCGTGATCTCGGAAGGGATCCAGATCGGCGCGATCACGCGCAACGATGGCTCGAGCAACACGACCCCCTCGGGCCGCCTGCTGTTCCCTGAGATCATCATGCGCACGATCGAGTCGCAGCTGCGCGTCTCTAACGACGACTTCCTGATGGGCTGGGAAAAGTGCATTGCACAGACGACCAGCATCAACGGGCCGAAGTTCGAGCAGCCGGTCATCAACGTGACCGCGCCTGAAGGTGTGGCCGCCAACCCGATCGCCCAGCTGGCGCCGCCCGATACGCTGGTGAGCATCACGGTGAGCGAGTACAGCCGGAACATCACGACCAAGTCGATTGGTCTGATGATCTCCGACCAGGCTCAGCAAGCCACGACGCTTGACCTCGTCACGCTGATCCTCGGGGCACATGCCCGCGGTGAGCGCGTGCGCAACGTCGAAGAGCATATCGCGGGCATCATCTCCGGCGACACCGACCGCGGCATGTCGGCCCTGCCGACCTTCAAGGCACCGACGCTCGACTCGTCGATCGTGGCTTCCGGCGTGATCACCCACAAGGCGTGGGTGAAGTACCTGCGCCAGAACTACCGCAAGCTGTCTATCAACCGCATCCTGACCACGCTCGACGTGGCCATGGCGATTGAGGCTCGCACCGGCAAGCCGGTTGACAGCACCCGGTACGTGGCGGAAGGCTCGAACTTCGCGGTCGACATGACCGTGGACAACCTGTCGGTCGCTTCGCCCCCGATCCTGATCGTGGCTGACGGCGTCGTCGCCGCCAACACGATTGTGGGTCTGGACACCCGCTACGGTATCCGCCGCGTGATCAACGCACAGGCTCAGTACTCTGCCATCGAGCAGTACCTGATGCGCCGTGCGACGGCGTTCCGTATCGACTATGGCGAGTACTCGCACCGCCTGTACGACGAAGCGTTCTCGGTGATGACGCTGACGACCTGATGACCTGACGGTCTGACGAAGCGGCGGGGGAGGCAACTCCCCCGCCTTTTTCCCTCAAGCAAGGAGCATGTTCATGGCAGAAGAAATCAAGAAGGCCGGGCAGGACGATGCCGGCAAAGACGAGCTGGTAAAAGCAGGGTCTGAAAAGCCCGCCCAGCAGGAGCCTCGCTCCACCATGATCCGTGTCAGGTGCACCGACAAGGTGTCTGGCGGCGGCCTGTGGTATCAGGACGGCGGCGTGCGAATTCCGAAGGACGGCGACGGCATCAAGGTTGAAGGCCCCGCCAAGAAACACAGCTGGCTCGAGTCGCAGATTCAAGCCGGCCTCGTGGTCATCGTGAAGGACTGATCCCATGGCAGCAGCGCTGACGAGCTACACCAACACGGCGGCCGTTCGCGCATGTCTGGGGGTGGACGAGCAGGATTGCCCTGACAGCATCCTGCTCGATTCCAACCTCTCCTTGGAACTCCTCGTGGACCTGGACGAGTGGTTGAGCGGGCATGCCGCCCTCTACACGGCCGGTACCACCACTTCTCCGACAACGGACGAAGTCAGATTGAAGAACCTGCTGGTGCTGTACGCCCAGTGGTTCTGCGCCTACGAACTGGCCAACCGGTTCCTCACCGTCCCGCAGATCGTGAGCGACGGCAAGAACCAGATGAACCGATTTGCCAAGATCGACTTGGCCAAGGCCGCGGAACTGGCCGGCGCGCGCCGCCAGAAGTACCGCGCGGCCCTCGACACGGCGGTGAACAACGCCCCGAGCTTCACCTCTGGCATCGCCCTCATGCAGGTGTCGGTGCCTGACTACGATCCTGTGACGAACGTCTGATGAAGCTTTCCAGGGCGCTAGGAAAGTTCGCCACCTCTGCCGTGACGCGCTGGAACTCGTCCACCAAGCAATGGGTCGACACAGGCTGCACGGGCAGCCTCTTGGTGTTCGACCGCTTCGTCACGGAGCGCACGTTCGGGCAGAAGAAGCGGATCCTGATCGTACCGTTCGAGCACCGGCTGGACATGGCCAAGGCCACCATCCTGCGCGTGGGAGACGCTTTCGAGACCTTCCTGCTGGAGAAGGAAAACTCCGACGTGCGGTTCGGCAACGTCTACGGCTACACGTACCTGCTGCAGGAAGCGCCGTACCGCTGCACCGTGCGCAAGGCGACGCTGTCTACCACGAACGCCGCCGGGATCAAGGTCAAGAACGGCGTCACCGATCTGTTCTCGACGTGGATCGACATCGACCGCTACGCCGCGGCACCGTCGAAGAAGTTCGAGGAGACAGAGTTCTCCCTGCTGACCTTGACGTTCGCCAAAGGCCTTACGCTCGATACGGACATGTACGTGGACGTTGACGCCGCTGCCGGCGGCGGGCGCTACAGCATCGACGAGGTCTACAACACGCTCAGCTTCATCTCGGCCAAGGGCAAGAGGATAGGGGCATGAGCGGCAACGATTTCCGCCTGCATGTGAAGTCCACCCTGGACAAGCTCATGACGGGCCTCGTGACCTCCATCAAGGCGTCCACCGGCTACACCGACCTGCAGGGCGTGGAGATCGACAACCTCGTCCAGACCGACGAGGTGCTGAAGTCCGACAAGCCCGCCCTGCTATGGCAGTTCGGGGTGCTGGTCGCCGACCCGCGCGACCCGCTCTACCGGCTGGAGTTCCTCGTCGGCTGCAAGACCGTCCTGGACGCCGGCAACTATGTGATGGCAGTCCTAAACAACGAGCTGGGAAAAGCATTCGAGGTAGGTGCGACAATTGCAATTGCCGACTATAGTGGGTCAACGGCCGGCTCCCAGACGGGGTACATGCTCGTGACAGGCAACGTCCTGTCCCCCCAGCAGTACGACAACATGTCAGGGATCCGGTTTTTCTCCATCTCGGCTTGCGCTGCCAGGACGGCTTGATGGCTACGAAGTTGACGCTGAATCTGAGGTCGCTGAAGGAGGACTTGGCACTCCACCTTCACGGCTCGTTCACGCTCAACAAAAAGATCGACCGCGAGATGATCGCGCCGACTGCCGCGCGCACCGGGCGGATCGTCCACGAGACGTTCGAGGCTGCCGTCCAGAACGTGAAGGAAGTGCTGAAAGGCGGCGTCGGCGATGCCGACAGCCCGCTCCACGCGATCGGCATCGTGACGGGCGGCGGCGCTACCGCCGGCCTGCGCCTGCGCCCGGGCTGGTCTCCGCTGAGCGCGAAGTACGCGCGGCACAAGGAGAAGACGGGCCATGGCGCCGGCGTGTTCCACCGGTACAAGGGCAAGATGTACCAGTCGTACGCGGGCATGCGCGCCCCGACCGTCTCTGCCACCCACGACACGAAAGAGACTAGCCCCGGGAAGGGGCGAAAAAGAGAAATTTCGTTCCGCGTCAAAGTGACTGCGGGACGTATGATCTTTCCGCTGGATGAGCTGGTGCGTAGACCTCTCCTCCTCGGAAGAAAGGGCCTTGTCGATCCGAGCGATGTGGCAGGGGAGGGGGATAGTGAAGGGCAGAATCGGCTGCTGGGGCTGGAAAGCGGCATTCTCCGCACGTCCAGTACCGGCACCGACGCCAGCCAGCCGCCCCGTCCGTTCCTCAACGCGATGTCGATCAAGCTCAATTCTAGAATGCGTCAACGAATTCTTCAGCAGGACTCAAAGGAGTAATACTCATGGCCCTTGGCTCTCCCATTACGAACAAGTTCAACATCGGCACCGCGGAGCTTCGCGTCGGCCCGATGTCCTCGGCAAACAAGCTGCTCGAGGCCCACTCGGTCGGCCTGATCGACTCGGTCTCCCTCAACGTCGACCAAGAGGCTGCGCAGCTGGAAGGCGGCTTCCCCCGCAAGCTGGTTGACACCGCGATCATCCGCCAGAGTTCGTCCATCACGGCGAACATCCGCGAATACTCGCGTCGCAACCTCAACCTGCTCGTCGGTAACGGCGTGAGCGGCGTGGCGCCGACGGCGTTCGCCACCACCCTGGGCTCGACCGAGTCGGCCGGCTCGACCGTGTTCGACGTGCCCACCGGCAAAGGTGCCAGCTTCACCGCCGGCGACCTGATCACGATCTACCCGACCGGCGAACCCCACAAGGTGTCCGTCTGCCGCGTGGCCTCCATCTCCACCGACTCGATCACGCTCGACACCGGCACCCCGCTGTTGTTCGACTACGCGATCGGCGCACCGATCTTCCTGTCCCGCCCGGTAGCCGTCGGCGCTGTAAGCCAGACGAACTACTTCGCGGTCATGATGATCCAGAAGGAAAACGCCACGGGCCGTCCGCTGGTATGGAGCTTCTGGAAGGGTGCCATCGCAACTGGCCTCCGTCTGGAGACCAACGCCGAGGCATTCGCCTCGACGGAGCTGCAGATCAACCTGCTCGAACCGGCAGCTGCCGAGTTCAGTGGCGCGGGCGACCTGCTGCACCTGGCCAACATCATCCCGACCAACCCGATCGGCTTCTACGCCGGCGGCGCTGACTGATGAAGGACTCCCCCTCCCGGCCCTGCCGGGAGGGGGAACCCCTCCGTGGCAGACAGCAGCTTTTACACCTACCGATTCCTCAACCGCTTCCCCGTCAGCTACCTCTTTCTAGAAATTTTCGGCAAGGTCGCTGAAAATTCGCCTGCGCTTCCGATCGCCCAGCAACTGGCCTCAGCCTTGGAGGCTGTGGGACACGTCGGCCCGGTGACGGACGAGCTGCTCATCGGCATCGTCGACGACATGCAGGCCCTGCGCGACGACCGCGCCGCGCGCGCCGCCAAGCAGCCGAAGCCGACCCAAGGCGGGAAGAGCTCTGCCGGCCCCGGCGCCGGCCTGTCCAAATGGATCGCCGAGCGCGACATGGAAGCCCTCCTGCTCATCACCACCAACTTCGATTTCGACGCGGCCTACCGGCTCTACTCGCAAGTCCCGGCGCTGCTGGTCGACAAGATCGTGAGCTACCGCATCGAGATCGAGATCCAGCGCGTCGGCGCCACCTTCGAGTCCGTCGTGTTCGGCACGGGCGGAACCATGAAGGGTGGCCAGAACGACGCAACAGTCATGGAAGCATCCGCCGCAGAGACCGGGCAGATGCCGCAAGCAACGAAGGACGCCCTGCGCAGTCTGGGCTTCATGTAAGGAGATGTGCGCGTGGCTACCGAAAGTGAGCTGATCATCCGTGGCCTGCTCGAGCTCGACCTGGACCGGTCCAAGTTCGACAAGAAGGTCGCCGCGCTCACCGCGAGCCTGCGCGAACAGCTGGAAAAGTCCGGCAAGATCAATATATCGGCTGTCATCGGCAAGGGCGGAAAGGACGGCCTGGATAAGCTGAAGGCCCGAGTAGACAGTATCGTCAACAGCCTCTCCGATGGAGGCGAGAATCCGTTCGCCAACCTCGGTGAGGCGGGCGTAAAGGCCACCAAGGACATCTTGCGCCTGCAGTCGGCGCTTGAGCAGGTGCAGCGCAAGACGGAAGCGTTGGCAGGGCTGAAGCTGTCTCCGAAGCAGCTGGCGCTCATGCGCGACTTGGCCGGCGTGGGTGGCCCAAACAAAGACCGGCTCGTCACCATCGACGAATATGCCGGCATCGGCAAGCGCAGCAAGGAGCGCCGCGCCTATGCCGAGGCTACCATCTCAACCGCGCAGAAGATTTCCGAACTCACGCGCGGCATTTCCAACACATTGGCCTCGCAGCCAGAGCTGCGCGAGTACGGAGTAGCCGCCGCTGGAGCCACGAAAGAGCTGAACGACCTTGCCAAGGCAACGGCCAAGGCCACGGACGTTACGTCCAACGAGATCAAGGATCGCGAGAAGTCTCGCCGCGAATACAAGGCTCTCGACAAGAAGCGCCAGCAGCGTGCTGAAAAGCTGGCACAGGTCGAAGAGCGCCTGGAAGCCTCGCGCGCGCGCGTCTCCCCTCTGCTGAACAAGACCCCGCAGGAGCTGACGGCGCCGCAGGCTGTCGACGTCAAGGAATTCCTGACGCTGGCGGCCAAGCGCTCGCAGATGCTGCACGACCAGAACGTCGCGGACTACGGCAAGAAGTCGTACCGGACTGAGGAGTCGCGTGCGGAGTTCCTCAGGGACCAGAATGCCCTGCGCGACGTGAACGCGCGGATACGCGACGACGCGGCGGAACGTAAGCGGCGCGAAGCCGCGGTCTCTCAGCGAGCTGTAGATGAAGCCAAGCAGGCCAAGCTCGACGCGCGTCAGAGAGAGATCGAGCGCGCCGGTGAAGAGGCCAACGCGGCCAGGCTCACGGCAGAGAACAGCCGTGAGGCGAGGGCGCGTCTGCGCGCGGAGCGCAAGGCGCAGGAACGCCTCGCGAAGAAGGCCCAAGCGGATGCCAAATTCGAGTCGTTGCAATCTCGGGCAAGAGAACTCTCCCAAATCCCGTACAAGGATCTGACGAGCGCGCAGATCAAGGACCAAAAAGAGTTCCTGCTCGCTGCGAGAGAGCGAGCGAACATCGCCTACGGCCAAGCTGTTGCCGGGACGAAAGGGCGAGACACGCCGCAGGCGCTGGCGGCAAAGGTTACGCTCGACCAAGCCTCGCGGAACATCCAGCGATTTTCAGACGAGGTCGCTGCGGCGACGAAAGTCGTCAAGCCTTCGCCTGCTGCCAAGGCGGCGGCAGATGCGCAGGGCCGCCGAGCCGAGCGAGATCGGCTGGAAGCGCGCGCTTTCGCTGCCGACCTCGAAAGAACGGATCCGGCGCGCAGGGCGCCTATCTCCAACGCCCAGTTCAGGGATATCGCGAACCTAAAAAAGTTCGAGGTTGCCGAAGCGGAGCGCCGCTATGACGCCGAGGCGCTGAAGGATGCCGCGTCTCCAGAGGCGAAGAAAGCGCTGGCGCTGCGGACGTTCGAGCGCAATGAGCTGGCCAGGCTTAACGCTGAGCGCGAGCGGGAGATCAAGAACTTCCGCGAGGCGCAGGCGCAGAAGCGCAAGGATGCGGCTGAGCAGAAGGCCGCGGCTACGCGCGCGGCAGCCGAACAGAAGGCTGCGGCGCGCGTAGCCGCAGCTGAACAGAAGGCTGCAGCTACCGTCGCCGGGCGCGACGCGCGCCGAGATGCCGTGCTGGCCCTTCGAGAACAGCGCTACGCACAAGACCTTGCCGCTGCGCAATCTTCTGGAAAAGGGCTGGACGCCGGCCAATATCGCAACGCTGAGAGACTGCTTTCCGGGTTGGCGACACGCGCTGAAGAAAACTACCAGCGTGCAGTGACCGCGGGCGGCGGCAAAAAAGACACGCCAGAGGCACGGTCTGCGCACGCGGAAGTCGCACGTACTTTGCGGGAGCTGGAGCAGCTGCAGGCGGCGCGGCGCGCCGAGACCGCTGCGATCGACGGCACCGAGAAGGCGTTGAAGAACAAGCTGGTGCGCCAGCTTGACCAAGTGCGCCGAGGTGAAGAAGCCTACGACCGCACCAAGGATCTCACCAGCCCTATATTCGCCAAGCAGGGGCTTCAACCGGGCGACCTTCGCAACGTCGACTTCTCTAAGCTGACGGCGCGAGAAGGCGCCGAGGTAGAGAAGCTGGCGCGACAGTACCAGCGCCTGCTCGACTTGAGAAAAGAGCTGGCTCGCACGGCATCTACCGCTCCTGCCTCTGTTGTCCGTGACGCGCGCACAGCTGCCGCTGGCGGCGGGGGAGGCGGCAAGCCGCCTCTCTATGTCCCGCAGATCGACGGCATGGACGACGCTAACCGCCGTCTCGACGAGCACGCCAGCGTCCTACGCCGCGTGCACGCCGCAGCCGCAGAGCTGGAAACCCCGCTAGGCCAAGTAGGCCGACTGTTCCGCCAGTTCTTCCGCTACGCCTTGGGCTACGGCGCGCTGTACCAAGTCCTGAACTTCGTGCGGTTCCTGACTACCAGCGTCGTTGACCTTAACAAGGAGCTCTACAGCATTCAGGCAGTCGCTGGAGCCACTGCCGGTGAGATGGCGGGGGTTTCTGCGGCTATCAAGGCCACCGCGCTGAACACGAAGTTCTCCGTCAACGAGATAGCGCTGGCGGCCAAGACCTTGGTGCAGGCCGGTGTCGCTGTCGCCGAGCTGCCGAAGGTACTGCAGGCTTCAGCCCGCTTTGCCGCGGCTGCTGACACCGAGATCTCGACTGCAGCGGACCTGCTGTCCACGGTGCGCGACGTCTACAGCGAAATGGACGACAACACGATCGCCAACCAGCTGACGCGCGCGGTCAACATCTCGAAGCTCTCGGCCGAGGATCTGCGTACCATCCTGTCGCTCGGCGCGCAGACGGCAGAAGGCTTCAACCTCACATCCGAGCAGTACCTTGCCGCGGTCAGCACCCTGCGCAACGCCGGTATCAAGGCCTCCACCGTCGCCACCGGCCTGCGCCAAGCGATGCTGGAGATCTTCAACCCTGACGAGAAGACCCTGAAGGCGTTCAAGGACCGCTACGAGCAACTGGGCGAGAACCTGTCGCAGGAAGACATCAAGGCTCGTTTCTTTGCGTTCAGCCGCTCGGATAACCCGCTCGTCAGCGGTGTGGCGGAACTGAAGCGCATCGGCTTTGGCGGCGAGAGTCAGAAAGAACTGCAGCGCGTATTTGACATCCGCGCGGTCAACGCCATCCAGGCGCTGATCAGCAACTTTGAAGAGCTGGAGGCCAGCGCCTCGCGTATTTCGTTTGGCGAAGCGGCGGCCGAGGCCTCCGACGTCCAGATGCGCTCGTTGGCCAACAGCGTCAAGAATCTCGGCGCGGCGCTGACAGTATTCTCAGACGAGGTGCTTTCCGGCCCTGTGGAGTCGTTGGAGGCGCTCACTGACAAGGCCACCAAGGCCTTGGAAGCGCTGACCAAGCTGGACATAGAGCTGAAGCAAAACGGCGAGCGGGGGCTGGCCGGCATCGCCCCTGCCGCCGGCATCGGCGCGCTGGCAGGCGCGGCGATAGGCGCGCGCACGCGCGCGGGCATCGGCGGCGCTGCTGCCGGGCTGGTAGTGGGAGGTCTTGCCGGCGGCGCGGCTGAGATAGCCGGCCAGAAAGCCGACGTGCGCGGGGAGGGGGAGACCGGTGCACGCATCGCCGAGGCCGCGGTCGACGTGGCCGCCACCTACGCCGCCCTGCAGTTCGTCATGGACATTGGCGGCAAACTGTGGCGAGGTCTCGGAGAGGCCAGAAAAGCGGTAGGTCCGCTGAAAACAGCGGGCAGCCGACTGCTCGTCGTCGCTTCTGCCACGCCTTGGGGGCGCATCATTCGCGGCGTGACGCTGCTGGCCGTAGCCATTGCCAGCGCCGTAGGCGGGTTTGAAGCCCTCGACAAGCTGCTGCCCCGCAGCGACATCGACAAGGCCAACGACCAGCTGGATGCCGCGCGCAAGCAGCTGGCCGGGACGACCGAGAAGCGCAACAACCGCATCGCCTCTGCCAGGGCCTACGAGGTCAGCGACAACGCCGAGACAGGAACTTCTGGCGCAGCGGTTTACCAGCTGCAGGATCTGGCGCGCAAGGTCAATCTGAACAGCTTCGAGCTGTTCGGCCAGATGCCGCTCAAGCAGGCTGAAGAAGTCAACAAGCTGCTCGAAGGCTACCTCAACAAGAGTTCCGGCTCGCGGCAGGAGGTGATCAAGAGCCTCAAGGAAATCCTTCCCGACCTGGCAAACTCGGCAGGCGAGTCGCTGGACTTCGAGCTGACCCAGCTGGCCCAGAAGAAGAGCGAGCTGGATCAGGCAACTTCAGGTCTCATTCGGGATCTCGGCACCGCGCTGACCAGCGCCCGTGAGATCGTATTCAACCCGAAAACTGACAAGGCGGGGGAAGAGTACCGTCGTGCCATTGCCCAGACTCAAGCCTACATGGAGTTGTCGGCAGCGGACACGTCGGGCGACTTCGACAACATCCTGTTCGGCCTGAAGGAGGTAAGTGCCGAACGGCGCAACGAAATCCTGCGCCAGTTCCTGAACCGTGTGAACGAGAAGATGTCGGAAGGCCTCGACACCCTGACGACACAGCAGGAAGAAGAGTCCACTGCGGTCATCGATGCCGAGATTGCTAAGGCTATAGCGGACAGCGGCGGCGACCAGCAGAAGCTGGAACTGACGTTGGCAGCGCTCTACCAGAGCGTAACGGCGGCCACGGAGAACGCAGGGAGTCTGCTGGAGCGTATCCGCCAGCGCATCCAAGTGGCAGCGGACAAGCTGCGCGGAGTGCAGGTCGTCGCGCCTGCCGAAACGGAATATGTCGTCGGCCCGCTGGGAGAAACAATTGCGGTCACGCGGCCTGCTGTCACGGCTCCGGCGCAGCCTAAGACGGCAGCCACGCTCGACAGCGTCGCGGCTCCTGGCGGGCCTGTCGATACACGCGCGCAAGCCGTCACGTACGGGCAGAAGAGACTTGCCGAAAAGGCGGCTGCCGGGTCTCGCGAAGCCTTCCGAGAAGCGGCGGCCAAGCGGGAAGACAAGGACTTCCTCAAGGGGTTGGAAATCATTGCGAACGATGCGCCGGAAGCGGTTGCTGTAATTCGCGAGTTCCTCGATGAGGTGAAGCTCAACCTCAGCCCAGACGACTTTGAGAAAGTCTTGGACAAATACGCCGGCCCTGAGGCCGTGCTGGCGCGTGGCAAGCCTGAAAACCCGCAGCTGTCGATCAATGCCAAGGAGCAGAAACAGGTCATTACCGACGCTATCGCGGCGGGCGCCAATACTACGAAGACGCGGGAAACGGAGCAGCGCCAGAGAGAGGCGCAGGCGCTGGTCGGCACGTTTGCCTCGCAGCGAGAAATCGATGCGCGCATCAAGCGCATCCAGAAAGGCAGCCGAGGCTTCGTCTCAGAGGACTACAACGAGCTATCCGTTGACAGCCCTGACAACCTGTTCCGTCGCAAGGCACAGCTACAGCGCGTCGAAAATGACTACAACATCGCGCAGATCAATCGCCAGATCGCGGCGCTTGAACCCGGCAATGACAAGCAGGATCGTCTCGTCAGCTTGGAGAAGCAGAAGGCCGAGCTGCTAGGACGCAATATTGCGCTGGAAGAAGAAGCGGTCGAGGCCATCCGGGGAGCGCAGGAGAACTCCGAGCGCATCCAGCTGGCTCGTCTCGAACAGCAGAAGGCGTTGGAGAAGCAGACTGCCGAGCTGGACATCGCCGATGCCGGCGCCGTCGGCGACCTCAGCGGGTTCTACGAGGGGTTGAACCGCATCGACGCGGCCAACGACGCCCTGCTGGAGCAGTACCGTCGCCAGCTGACCCTGATGAACGCCGACGGGCAGATGACCGAGGAGGAGCTGGCCGAGCGCGAGCGTCTCCTGCGCGACATCATGGAGAACCGCGACGAGTTCAAGCGTCTACTGGCGGTGTTCGCCGAAGCACGGGCAGCCATGGCACAGGCGCTGGCCCAGACCCCGTTGACCACGGGGGATCGCGGGCTGGACGTGCGGATAGAGCGGGCCGGCGGCACCTTCGACGACGCTTCGCGGGTTGCCCAGCTGAGCGCCCAGATCCGCGGCGCGCGCGGCGCGCGCGAGGACGCCAGCCTGCAGTTGGCAGCTAGCCGACGGTTCGCGGCCAACGAGGCTCTTCCGCCTGCCGAGCGGCTCAAGGCCAACGCTGACGTTCTGGCGGCTACCAACGCCCTGATCGCGGCTGAGCACGAGCTGGCCCTGCTCGAGCTCGAACGGGTGCAGGTACTGAACGATGCCGGCGCCGAGATTCGTGAAGCCTTCGACCTCGACGTCCTTACGGCCAAGCTGCGCGCCTCTGCCTACGCCGTCGAGCTGCTCGGTGAGGCGCTGCAGGACAACT